AGGGTGCAACACATTATCATTCGATATGGGTTGAACCATATTGGGCTGAAACACTTAACGAAACAGTTCAAATAACAGACCATATATTTTATAAGTAGGAGTTATTATGTTCGACTGGTTAACACAATTCTTTAAACAATCTGAACCTAAGAAATCTAAGGTCGTTGATATGATGAAGGACGATGTTGACCCCTCTGTAGTAAACATTGAGAACGCCTATAAGACTAGATGGATTTGGTATCATACAATTTTGGCGATTGGTATCTTTATGACTAACATCGTATTGATTGCAATCTTGGTTCTACTTGCAATAAAGTTATAGGAGAAAATTATGAGAGAACATTTAATAAACACCGAGTATGTAAACGATGGTGTACAGCATGTGTATTCATTTGACAATGGATATGGTGCAAGTGTGGTGAAACATGATTTCAGTTATGGCGGAAAAGATGGTCTTTGGGAACTTGCGGTACTTGACAGTGACGGCGCTTTATGTTACCATACTCCTATTACTCAAGATGTTATCGGTTATCTTGCATGGCCAAATGTCGAAAGTATATTACAGGAGATAAAAGAACTATGAATTTATTTTACTTACACAAAGAACCAGAAGTGTCTGCTACATTACATTGTGACAAACATGTGGTCAAGATGATTATCGAGTATGCTCAGATGTTGTCAACAGCACATCGTATGTTAGACGGTGAGGCGTACTATGGTCTATCTAAGAATGGTCGTAAGATTCAAAGGTGGCGTATGTCAGATAATTCACTAGACGATGTACTATACAAAGCATCTCATATCAATCATCCATCTACAAGGTGGGTTCGTGAAAATGCAATTCAGTATCAGTATGCATACGATATGTTTACTAATCTATGTGACGAGTACACCTATCGATACAACAGAGAACATCTAACTGATATCAAACTCAGAGATGTACTTAACAATATACCAAACAACTGCAAACTAGGTGAGTGGGTAGAACCACCACAATGTATGCCAGATGATGTCAAGGTTGTAAATGACTCGCTTACGGCGTATCATAAATACTACAAAGAATACAAGGCAGATTTCGCCAAGTGGACTAAACGAGATGTCCCACAATTTATGTTATGAGAGTATTAGTTGAATCATATGGAGATGTTAGAATCTTCTCCGAAAGACCCTTTGGATATAAAAGATACATTGTTGAATGGCAAACCCATACACAACTTTATAGTGGTTTGTGGTATTCTGAGAAACGAGTTAAAGAACTTGTAGAGAACCAAATAGCAGCAAGAGGTATATAATGCCAGCATATGATTTTGAAAACCAAGAGACAGGTTGTATAGAAGAACGAATCATGTCTTACACCAAACTAGAACAATTCAAAAAAGATAACCCACATCTAAAACAAGTTATACTTACTGCACCCCCAACGACAGGTGGTGTGGGAGATAGAGTTAAGACCGATGATGGTTTTAAAGAAGTCTTATCAAATGTAGGTAAGGCATATCCAGGTTCAGATGTTGATAGAAGATATAACGGTATAGGAGTCAAAGAAGCGGCGACACGAGATATCGTTAAAAAACATATCAAACTACAGAATCAAAAGAAAGGAAAGTAAATTATGAATACAGCACCAGTGTGCGACTTGCACGAATTAGAAAGTATACAACTCAATACAATATCAGAGAATGGTAAAAGATTCTATACAGACGATGCTGGTGAGATTAAATATCCTTCAGTGACGACAGTGACAGGTCTACTCAACAGAGAACATATTAAGTTATGGAGAGAACGAGTAGGCGCTGAAGAGGCAAATAAGATTACCAAGAAGGCAACGACTCGTGGTACTAAGTTTCATCAACATGTAGAAGATTACTTACGAAGAGAGAAAGAAGAAATCATCTTTGAGAATGTACTACAAGAAGGAATGTTTAAGGCAGTACAACCTGTACTAGATGAGATTATACCAATCGCTCTCGAAGCACCTCTATACTCTAACGAACTCAGAATGGCAGGTCGTGTTGATTGTGTAGGGTTATGGGAGAATGAATTATCAATCATCGATTTTAAATCTTCTGCTAAACTTAAAAAAGAATACATGGCGAAACCATGGTATATACAAATGACTGCATATGCAATCATGGTAGAAGAACTAACAGGTCATGCTGTTGATAACATAACTGCAATAGTTGGTGTTGAAGGCATGAACACATTTCAAATCTTTGAGGCACAACCTCAAGACTATGTTGATGAACTATATCAACTCAGAGAACAATACAAGAACCTTTACGGCGTATGATTAACATTCATTATAATGACATGCATATGGTGAGTGTCATACCTGATTTTATGACTCAACATGAGTGTGACCACATTCTACAACATTCTCTACAAACTATGCAACCATCTAAGGTTGTTAGTGACGATGGTGAAGGACAAAAACATAAAGGTAGAACAGGTTCAAATACCTGGTTGCCACATAACACCAATGATGTTATACTCAATGTAGCACAAAGATTATCAGATACGGTTCGTATGCCATTAGAGAATGCCGAACCATTTCAAGTTGTACATTACGAAGTAGGACAAGAATACGATTATCATTGGGACTCATTTGACAAAAGTGACGAATCATATAATGAAAAGTATGTTAGTCAACAAGGTGGTCAAAGAATAATCACTGCATTGGGTTATCTTAGAGATGTACCTAAAGGTGGCGAAACAGGATTTAATAGATTAGGGGTTAATGTTCAACCCAAACAAGGCACAGTCGTTATATGGTATAATGTAGAACCAGATACCACAAAACGAGAACTTCTTTCTCAACATGCAGGTTTACCTGTACTCGAAGGAGAGAAATATGCATTTAACTTATGGTTCAGAGAAAGTAAATTTGGAGAAAGTTTATGAGTGATATAATTATGACGGTGACCGAAGACCACACCGTATATGTTAAAAAAGAGAAACACATTGACAGTGGTTGGTTAGAAGAATGTGGTGTGACAGAAGAAGAAGTTATCGAGTACATCGAGACAGATGAATTAGAAAACGATACTGAACTTCTTCAAGGCGAATACGATGGCATGTTAAAGAGTGAAGCAATCTTCAATATCTTAACAGATGCCGATACTATGGAAGATTATGTAGATTGGTTTAGTGACAGAAAGGGCGGTACAGGATATCACCTTAGTCTTGGCGGTCTTAATGATTAGTAGAAAAGAATTTACAGAACAAGTAGAAAGATTACTTGTAGGTAATAAGACGGACATAATGAGTGCAATACTCAAAGTGTGCGAAAATAATAATGTAGAACCAGAGGGTGCAAAACGATTACTATCTGTTCCGTTGAAAGAGAAGTTGACTGCTGAAGCAGAAAAATTAAAACTCATCAACAGAGAGAAAGCAAGTCGTGGTTCACTCGAAAGTTTTATTTCATCATAAGGAAAATATGAATATAATTAAACACTTCATTGATACAATGAAGACGGTGTTGGTCACTAGAGCAACAGATATTAACGGAAGGTCAGACAGGCCTGAATACTGGTGGTTCACACTATATGCATGTATAGTATTTGGATTATTAGCAGTAGTAGATTACTATGTAATAGGATTTACATTCTTCAGTATACTAGACCCATTCGGAGAACTAAATGAGAGTGGAGTATTAGTAGCATTGTTTACACTAGGAACACTAGTGCAAAGTATATGTCTAAATGCAAGAAGACTACATGACAGAGGTCATAGTGGTTGGTGGCAGTTAGGCTTCATAGTACCATTTTTAAACTTTATGGTAATCTATTGGTTAGTAAGAGATGCGAAGGATACACCTGATGCATTAACATATGAGAATCCATATGGGTTCCGTTATTAAGGAGAAGAGAATGAAAAAAGGTGATTTAGTAAGTGTAGTAACCATGAGTGGTGAATACATTGGAAAGTTTGCAGGCGATGATAATGGTCTCAGACTGGAGAACCCACGAATGATAGTACAGGCGCCTAACGGTGGCATGGGGTTTGCAAAAGGAGTTGCAGTGACAGGTAAAGTGGATCCTGAATTCATGGTCATTGCAAATTATGTATTCTTTTGTGAAACAAATGAAGATGTACAAGAAGCTTATAGAACTGCATTTTCAGGTATAGAAGTACCTAAGAAGAAAAAGATTATAGTGAATAAGTAATGTCGAGTCGTGAGGGATTTGATAGTTATCAGTTATACTTAGGAATTAAATTACATTTTAATTCAGCATCGTATGACTTCATCAAATACAATGGTAAGGTCAAGGCAGACTTACCATCTTTCATGAAACGAAAAGACAAGTATCACTTTGCCAAACTGGCGAGAACATATAAGAGTGAACTACTTGATTTCTATGTTGCCAACCTATCGTTGAAAGATGCATGGGTTGGTGATTTACTAGAAAATGAATCTAAGAAACTCTACTTAGATTGGAAGAAAAGACAACAGAGATTATCTTATCAGTTTGAACAGGACATGATGTATCTATTAAAGAAGAAATCTATACAAGAGGTATTGACTGTCACAAACGGACAACACCCCTATCTACTCAAACAATTCCTTGGTAAGAACATATCACTAGAGACAATGTGTATACTAGATGATGTGACTGAATACAGTAAGAAATGGAATAATCTTATATCAGAAACACTGATATATCCAGACACAATAAACAAGATTGATAAGTATAAGTCATTTATGAATTATAACATCAACACCTATAAACAAAAACTTATAAAACTATGCAAGACAACTTAGACATGTTATACTTAGTTGGTAATGGTCCGTCAAGAGAGAAGGTAAATCTTAATACTCTATCCGAGTGGTGGGGAATGAATTACATCTATAGAACACATTCACCAGATATGTGTTTTGTACATGATGTACATCCTCAGTCAGTAATGGTTGAAGAAGAATACTATAAGAAAGGAAAAGTTTGCGTTGCCGAGTGGAACGAACTACCCATAGATATGTGGGATATGATGAAGTTGGGTTTACCAGGTGAGGTGCATGAAGTCAGAAAAGAAGACGATGATGCATTTGTGCTACAGGGAGAAAACTACTTAGGTGATGGAGAAATGAGTTCGTATATGATTGGATACAATCGGGCCTATGCGAATAACATAGTTATATATAAAAATGAATTGCTCAAGAACTTGTATTGTGGAATGTATGCATTAGGATATGCAGTACATCATGGATACAAGAACATATGTTTATTAGGTTTTGATGCATTACAATTCGATAGTGGAGATAATGTATACAATAGAACAGGTCTTCAAGGGTATAGTGAACACAATGAATATGGTGTGAGAAAAGTGCAACAATCTCAATTCATTAGCCTAATAGAACATATAAATATAGAACATCCTGAAGTAAAGGTTTTTTTCAAAAACCCTATTGAAGGATTCGACAAAATCGTGTATAATGAATTATTATCTCGATTTAAAGTCGAAGATAAATGGATTCTAGGTCAAGGCCTAGAGTCTTTGATATAATGCGATATGAATACAATAGGAGAATACAATGTCAACATCGTTAGATAAGCTCAGACAGGCTATGGAGTCTGCATCACCAGCTCAAGGTGATAAAAAAACCTACGGAGATGATACTTTCTGGAAACCAGAACTTGATAAATCAGGTAATGGTTATGCAGTAGTTCGTTTCTTGCCAACACCAGAAGGAGATGAGATGCCATGGGTATCTTACTTCGACCATGGTTTCCAAGGTCCAGGTGGTTGGTATATCGAGAAGTCTTTAACTACCATTGGTAAAAAAGACCCTGTAAGTGAATACAACACATCGTTGTGGAACACAGGAATTGAGGCTAACAAAGAACAAGCTAGAAAACAGAAGCGTAGACTTCATTATGTTTCTAACATCTTTGTTGTTTCAGACCCCAAGAATCCTGATAATGAAGGGAAGGTATTTCAGTACCGATATGGTAAGAAGATTTTTGAAATGTTGAAAGAGGCTATCTCTCCAGCATTTGAAGATGAGTCTGCTATTAATCCTTTTGACTTAAGAGGCGAGGGTGCAAACTTTAAGATTAAAATTAGAAAAGTAGACGGCTACTGGAACTATGACAAATCAGAGTTTGATTCACCTGCGAATCTATTTGAAGATGAGGCGAGATTAGAAAATATCGCTATGTCTACAAAGAGTCTATCGGAGATTATATCACCTAGTAAGTTTAAGTCTTATGAAGAACTTAAAGAGAAACTCGATAGAGTTCTTGGTCTTGCAGGTGCTGTAGCAAATTCTACTGCTGAATCTATTGCAGAAGACATGGAAGAAGTGCCATGGTCTGGTGTAAACAAAGAGACAGTAGCAGATGAACCTGTAATCTCATCAGTAGAATCTACTTCCGAGGGTGAAGAAGATGATGCGATGGATTACTTTAAGAAGTTAGCTGACAGCTAATTTCTTTATAGGGTGTAGTTGTATTATATTATGCATGAAGTGATTGCAACTACAGACTTCGGCCGTGGATATGGGGGTATCGAAGTAGGGGAAAGGTTATCAGCAAAACACAAGCGGGATAATCGGTGAAGAGCGGGTTGCTGTAAGCGTTGGGGCGACTTCACACTTTTTAAGAGAATATTATATGCCAAAAGTTAGTCCAAAATTAAATCCTAAAACCAGACAGTCGGAGGGTTTCGATAGCATGTTGAGAAGATTTAAAAGAGCATGTGATAAGGCAGAGATAGTACAAGAAGTTAGACAACGACAGTACCACGAGAAACCTAACGATACTAAGAATCAAAAGAATCAAGACCTTAAGCGTAGAAAGAAGTTAGACGCTAAGAGGAAGGCACAAAGTAATTATAGAAAAATAAGATGAGTAATTGGCATGGTGGTAAAGGTTCTAAGAGAAGGAACTCAAACGAAGAAGCCTATGCTGATAATTGGGAGAAAATCTTTGGTAAGAAAAAACCAGAGATAAAAGTCAGAAAAGAAACACCTAGTCACGGTGCATCACAAGTCCATTCGGACAAAACATTATACAACAGAAAAAAAAGATTTATACCTGAATAGGTTAACCTGTAGAATAACTAAATTGATTGTCGTTGACAGATTCCATGTTTACTTGCATTGATTCTTGATTATTCACATTGTTGGTGTTTGCAACATTATTAACTACAGTATCACCCCCACTTGCCATTTTAGATGAATCTATGTCTGTTTTTAAGTTCGCCAGTTGGTCTCCAGAGAGATTTGTTTCTATGTTTGAGGTCAATGCATCAATCATTCCTTGAGGGTCTTCGACACCCAACATATCTCCTGCAATATTAGTAGCGACTTGGTCTCCTTTTCTGCCTCCCCAAATACCACCAATAAGACCACCAACAACTCCACCTACCAGAGTACCAACTCCAGGAATAATAGAACCTATAGAAGCACCAAGAGCTGCACCACCAAGGGCGCCTGCACCTCTACCAACTGAACCGGCAGCATTTGCCTTGTTCGCCTTAATCGCACCTTCGAATTCTTCTTTAGTCAATGGTCTTAGTCCGCCATTGCCGTCATCTATAACTGGTGTCTT